AAGTTTCCATCACCATCATATGTAAACTCTTTACTAACATATGATCCTGTCCCAATAATACCTGTCAATATTCCAGCATTATCATAATACAATGTCTTTGTCCCTTGAGAAGTGGTGACAGTTGAGAGAGATCCTGATGCATAATATTCTAAGGTTTTATCAAGAGTTCCAACAAATTCTCCAGTTAATGTTCCACTAATATCACCAGATACATCTCCAACAAATGATGTTGCAGTAATAACTCCAGTTACATTAATATCCCCAACAACATCGAGTGCTGCCTGCGGATTTGCATTATTAATACCAACATTAGAATCTCTATAGATGTTATCACCATTCTCACTCCAGAGAGATGACGCAGCACCAGGACTAATAAATTCAAACTTCTTTGTAGTGCTATTATATGAAAGGACTTTACCATTGCCAATATTACTTACATCAACATCATCCAGGTAACGGAGATTAACTTCACCGCCACCACCAAGGGATGAAAGTTGTTGTTGAATACGATTGATAAAAATCCTATAGTGCTCTGCTAAGTCTTCAAATTTTACAAACTTATCTTCTAAAGGAGTTAGTGGATCACTATCTTCCTTTACTGAAACTGGTTGCTCTTTAAGTTTTTCAATTTCCTTAAATGCTTTCTCAATCTCAATCTCAAGTCCAGTAGGATCAAATGCCTCTGGTATCTCACGACCTTCTACAACCTCTACAGATTTTTCTACTGCTTTGATTGCAAGTTTGATATCAACAATACCATCCCTAACCTTATCAATATCATCAAAAAGATTTTCTACTTCTTCATCATAAGACTTAACTTCAGGAATTTCAGGCATCTGCCCCAACACATTTTCAATGTCTTCCCTAAGTGCCTTAATATCATCGTCATAATATCTTACTTCAGGAACAGTTGGTATCCTATCTTCTACAGATTTAATTGCTTCTTCTAAAGACTCAATCTCTTCCTCGTAATATCTTACCTCAGGAAGTTCTGGAATACTACCACGAACTTCAGCAATTAAAGTAATAAGATTTTCTAAGTCATCATCATAATACTTAACTTCAGGAACTTCTGGAATCGAATCCTTTACAATTTGAATTCTTTCCTTAAGTTCTCTCAGTTCTCTGTCATAATACTTGACTTCTGGAAGTTCGGAAATATCTTTCTTAAGTTCAGCAACTCGCTCATAGAAAGTTTCTTTAGTCGCTGCAATATCATTCTGAATATCAGTTGGGTCAAATGCATCTGGTATTTCTTTCGCATCAACTTTCACCAAGTCTTCAATTACTTGATGTATTGCTTTCTTTATTTCTCTAAGATTTTCACCGTGCTGTTTAAATATCTCAGACCCAGATACTTGAAGTTCGTCTACTCTTTCAGTCAGACTTTCAATATCGGTTTCATAATAACGAATATCAAGTTCGTTTAGTTGTTTTTGTACTTCTTGAATCTCACTATCATAATACTTTATCTCAGGAAGTTCTGGAACAGACTCTTTGAGACTTTGTATTTTTTCTTCAATCGGTGCAAGATTAAACTCATCAAATCCAATCTTAGAAGCAAGGATGACTTCTAATTGAGCAATCTGCTCATCATAATATTTTGGTTGCTTAATTTGAGAAGCAAGTTGATCTATTCTTTCACGAAGAATTTCAATAGGTTCTTTAGGTTCTTCTACAACCTCTGGTTCTTCTACAACAGGTTCAACTTTAGGATCAAGTAATTCTTTTGGTGGAGATAACCTTCTATTCTTCCTTTCCAATTCTTCAGCACGAATCCTCTTTTGCTCAGCCTGCTGAGACCTAAACTCTCTAAGTTGTGTTGGTGATAAAAGTTTATTCTTCATGATCTCTTAAATACGCTTCTGTTTGGTCTAGGATAACGAACTGGACTGCTTCTTCTCTTGTAATTTATTTTAGGAGAAAGAACTCCACTCTCTGGTCTTTCTTTTCTATAGAAAACAAATCTATTATTCGAATCATCAAATGATTCATAATCTGTAGTTGGAGTTCCACCCGAATCACCAACTTGGGATTTTGATACTTCAATAAGATAATTAAGTGCTTCGGTCTGTGTTATTTTAGGTTCTTGTTCAGCAAGACAAGCAATAATCCCACTAACCTGAGGACCAGACATGCTCGTTCCACTAATTGATCCTAACTTGAAAGATGAATTTCTAGGATCATCTACTAATGTAGTATTAAGTCCGTTCGAAGTTCCATCAGTAGTATCATATACTGCAGACATAATATTAGATCCTGGTGCCCATATGTCAACTCTTTCACCATAATTGCTAAAGTTAGATTTATACTCTTGAGTTTTTGTTCCTAAAGATCCGACACATATACATCCATCAGCCGATCCAGGAGATGAACCTCTCATAGGTGGATAAGTAAATCCATTCCATACGTATGTATTATTATAGTCAGCCCCTGTGCTAATATTCGCATTCCAATATGAATTTCCAGCAGAGGAAATTACAATTATACCATCATTAATTGCATCGGCCAAATCGGCATCGAGAGAAGCAACTCTAGCTGGAACTTTAAACAAGTATGTCCCACCAGGAACTGGGATACCTCTAGCTTCCAAATAAGCCCTCTTTTGTGCATTAGTCCCAGTAACAGCAGTTGTAGTTCCCCTATAAGTTATTGATGTGACAAGTGATAAAGACTGAGAAGTGCCCTCATTCAAGTTGCCATTATAAGAAAATCCCCAACTATGATTAGTAATTGTTGGATTTTTTATGCCAGTATCTGGATTAATAGATTTTGAATTATGCCAGGCTCTGAGATAATCGAAAAGAAGTAAATACCAAGTTCCAGTTGGTTTATTAGATGCGGTGTAAGAAAATTCTATGTTAAAAATATTTGCATCTCTCGCCCAACCTTGCGTATTTCCAGCAACAGTTCCTGCAACATGTGTTCCATGACCATTTCCAGATTTAGAATAATCATATGATCCAGATGTTGACAATCCAAGTTCCGAACTATGAATAAACCAATCATATTGATCAACTCTACTTCCACCAGTTCCATCAGAGTTAACAGCAAACTCTGGATGATTCGCATTGATATGCTCATCAACTATCACAACATCAACATTTTTTCCAGAACTTGTTGTGCTTACTGTTTGCGTAGTTTGAGTAAATGACCCATTTGTTCCCCAATTAGCAACTGGATTTGCATTAATACATCTATAAATTCCCCAATTTTTATCATTGCTATCTATTGTGGAACTTTTTTCAAAATTTCCAGTTTGCTCCCAAAAAGGTGTAGGGGATATACCACGTTCCGAAGGTGTCAATTCACATGCCAAAACACGAGAATCATTTGCAACTTCTAATGCTTCTTCATCAGTAAGCATATAGTGAGTATTACGGCTAATATTTCTCCTACAACAACATTCAACTCTCCTATCTGGAATAGTTATACTTCCACCTTCAGTTTCCATGTCTTCATAAAAACCGTCAAGGTCATCATAACTATGAAGAGTTACTATGTATTCTCTCATACTATGCCTCCAACTTAACTGCCGTTAAATCAACAGTAATATTTGCAAGACCTGTGCCAGTATTTTCAACTTTCAAGTAAATATTTTGACTAGGAGTGCCATCATTATTCCAACCAATCACTCCAGGACTCATTAAGAATGTGCTGCTACCAGCAGTTGTAGTATAAACTTCGGCAATAACACCAGACCCAGGGAGTGGATCTGTATCAAATGCTCTCGATGCATCTGCAGTTCTAGAAGCAGTATCAGTATAGATTGTAACCCAAGCAGGATTGTCAATATCAACCTTAAGTAGAGAATAAGTTTTATATCCAGTTATTGTTATGTTTGTATCAGATCCAGAAGTTAAATTGCCAGTGCTTCCAGAAAGAGTTGCTCTAGAAACAAGACCAGAAACACCACTTAAGTTTGATCCATCACCATAATATTCGTTTGCAGTGACAATACCAACATTTAAAACTGCAGTGTTAGATGAAAGAGATACGGAATCTGGATTTGTCGTGCCAATTCCTACGCTAGAGAGTGTATGAATACCTGCATTAGTTTCAACAAAAAATCCAGATGTTCCAGGATCACCCTTAATTCCTATAGTGCCCTGAAGACCTTGATTACTTAATCCCTGAAGACCCTGACGACCTTGAGTTGCTTGTGTACCTTGGTGACCTTGATTACCTTGTGTTCCCTGAACTCCCTGATTACTTAAACCTTGAAGACCCTGATTACCTTGATTACCTTGATTACCTTGTGTTCCTTGAGCACCTTGATTGCTTAAACCTTGTAGTCCTTGATTACCTTGGTTTCCTTGTAGTCCTTGAGTTCCTTGAGCACCTTGATTGCTTAAACCTTGAAGTCCTTGGTTACCTTGATTGCCTTGTGTTCCTTGAAGACCCTGATTACCTTGATTACCTTGTGTTCCCTGAACTCCTTGATTACTTAAACCTTGAAGACCCTGAAGACCCTGATTACCTTGATTACCTTGTGTTCCCTGAACTCCCTGATTACTTAAACCTTGAAGACCC